CCGGAGGCGGTCCCCTTCTTGAACCAGGCCTGGAAATGGTACGGCGAGCCGGTCACGAGTCCGCCGACCTTATCGTAGATATATTGCCCGGCACCCGTCACGGCTTGCGCCGTAACCTTACCGCAATTCCCCGATATTCCGCCGGCTTCAGAGGCGAGAGCGGGATTCGTTACGGCCGATTTATTCCAGTCGGTTGCCGTGGCAAAACCGCCGTTCTGGACGAGGTTCGCGATCCCTCGCACCCGGATGTCAATCGGCGCGTATTCCCCGGCGATCATCAGGCCCGCCCCCCTGGCCGTCTGAGGGCCAACAGTAAAAACGATCCTTTTCCCGGCCGACACCCGGCCGTCAGGGGCGCAATTCCAATCCCCGGCCCAGGCCAGGACCGGCACGTCCAGGTCGTTGATCGCGGCGGTCTTGAGCCGGATATTATAGGTCCCCTCGGCCATCGCGGGCATAGAGGGAATCGTGATCTGCACGTTGGAGTCGTCCGTGAATTGGTAAAGGGCTCCTTGCTTGAGCACGTATTGGCCCTGACCCTGGAGGCCCTCGAAGTAAATATAGTCAACGTAATCTGCCCAGGTCCCCTCGCCCGGCTTTGGCGTGCCGTAGCGTGAAGCGGAGGATATCTCGGAGTCGGCGTTATGAAATCCGAGGCCCGTAAGGACGACCGGGACTCCCCCGGCCGCGCCCATCCAATAGCGGGAGAGTGAGTTAACAACCGGGTTGAAATACCGCACCTGTAGGCGGACGGGAGCCACGTTGAACAGCCAGAATTCCGATGACTCGGCGGCCTCGAGGGGAGGATTGGCACTGGAGCCGCAATAGGCGGCTGAGAGGATCATCCCATTCCGAAACATCGACGATCGGGAATTCCATGAAATGGCCCCAGACCCGGCCGGTTCATCGATCTGCGAAAAAAGAACGGCCCGATATTTCGCGCCGAGTGTCGCCCAGGAAGCATAGTTCTGGATTCCGCCCCACATCCATCCCTTGTCTATGAATACAGCGGCCAGATCCTGCGGATATGTGTCCCACTGGGCGACCCCGTTGTAATAACGGCCCGATACCGTTGCCGGGTCCCATTTCGACGAATCCGGGTCGGAGATCACAAACGGGCCGAAATGGACGGCGGCCAGACTCGAGGGTGGACGAACATGAATGTGCTTGTCGATAAAGGAGATATCAGCCTCCAGAAGATAGTCGATCGGGTCGGCCATTCCGTCGGGCAGAGCAAAGTCATCGGCGGAGGGCTTGATCAGGCAATCCTCGCGCTCGGCCGTATATGGAGAGCCGGTATGATAGCTATGAAACCCGATCTCGGCATATTCGTCATGCTCCGTCGTCCAATCGGCGGCGGTCAATAGAGCGTAGCCGTCCCCATAGCCTTTGATTGTCCGAAGGATGAAATGCGTCCACTCACGGTATGGAATTGTCATCGCTTATCCCAGGAGGGAAATCCCCTTTGTCAGACTCTTCAGTTGGAATCTCCATTCCCGGAGGTCGGACGTACCGTGGACGAGCCGGGTCGAATAATCGGCCACGTTCTCGACGATCACGTAATAGGCAAACGGCTCGGCATCGTCCGGGATGAAGATGAATTTCCCGGCGTTCCGTTGGACAGCCCGGAGCCAGACGGCAATCTCATCAACCACCGAGGGGTCGGAAATGTTCTTGACCGAAATCACGAACCGCTCCGCCTCGGACAGGTAGGCCGACCAATCCTGGCCATAATAGGTCTGCTGGCGGGCCATGAAGAAGGCCGGGCCGTCTGTCCTGGCGGGCTGGAGATAGGCCTTCGAGGAAAAATGCTGGAGTGTCCCGAGGAAGAACTCCCCGATCTCCGTGTTGTCGGGATTCGAGCCGTCGTCGATGTCAAGTAACCAGTAACGGTAGGTATGGGATAACTTCAAGAACGAGTCGTTGAAGTTCGCCGTGATCGGAAGTGCCGAGTTCCAGTCCGGCGAATCCCAATTACCGCCGGCCGGCGGATTAGCGGCCGCGGCCTTGATCTTGAATTGACTCGCCCCCGACAGGAGGTTGTGGTTGAATACGCCGGCCAGGGAAACAAGCGTCGGGGCGCCCAGGTCCACCAGGATCTGGTTGCCCGACTTTGCCGAGAACCGAAATGGATAGGATGGTCGCTGGTTGTAGAGGTGTTCTTTTGTGAAGATTGCGTCCTCCGAGGTCACAGAAAGGAGCGTCGTGAGATTTACGAGATTCGTAATCGAATATTTCAATCCCATCGTCTATCTCCCCACCCCGAGGGCTAATTGGATTTTATGGCGGAAAACGTTGGACGTGAACGCGCTCTCGATCTCCGGCAGTAGACGCCCCCGGACGTAGTCCCTGTCCGTGATCATCTGGCCGTTGATGTTGACGTTCACCGTAATATTCCCGGACCCCGGCGTTATCTTTCTGGGGTCGATAATCGGGACCGCGGAGAACGGGATTGAAGTCGAGGCCCCCGTTCCGGCGGTGGTCTTCAGGCCGAGGATCGACCAAAGAGATTCGACCGGCTCTTCGGCTTGATAGGAGCCGATGTGGCCCATCTGCGTCGGCGTCCCCCCAGCCTTCAGCACATTCTTGGGGAGTGAAGTGAGGAGTCCTCCGGTAGCGACCCACTTATCCCACTGCTCCTGGTGCCACTTGTCCCAGGAGTTATAGATCGCCTGCTCGAGTTTCTTTCCCTTGTTGAGCATGGAGACGAGGGTGCCGACCCAAAGACCCACAAAGCCAACCACGAGGGCCCAGGGTGTCCCGGCCGCGGCTGTTGTGAGAAGTGCGTTTCCCGAGAGTGCCGCTGTGCCAGCCGCTGCACCGCCAAGTGCTGCTGTTCCCATCGTCTCCCCGGCGGCTCCGCCGATCCCGGCTGCGCCGGCGACGGTGCCCCCGACCAGGGCCGAGCCTGCCGCCTTGCCCGCTGACCCGAAAATGCTGACGACCCCGCCGAATATCGCGCCGACGATGGAGTCAATCGCCTTGAGGAGGCCCGTCTTGATGAGAATCTGCTTGATGAATTTCGTAACGTAGTCGGCGACCATCTCGGCGAGGACCTTCGCGAACGCCGACTTAATCGCGTTCCAAAAACCCTTCCAGAAATCGGAGAACTTCTTCGCGCCGGTGATGATGTCCTCGAACAAAGTGGAGAAACCGCTCTTCATCCCGCTCCAGAGATCGCCCCATTTGATACCGAATACTCCGAGTTGTAGGTTGAGGTCCACCAGCGCGTCCTGGAGCGCCGTGATCTGATCGGGCGTCATCTGGCCCTGGAACTTCGCGAGCATGAGGGTAATGTCGCCGATCTTCCTCTTTATTTCGTATCCGAACGTAATCCCGAGCTCGTCCTTGAGGAAGGCGAGCGGATTCTGGAGCCGTTCGAGTTGGAGTTCTAATCTCCTAACGTCCTCGGGCGTGAGCGTTCGTTTAGCGTCCCCCGCAGATTCTGAGTATTTCTTCAATGCCAGGTTGATATCATCGATCTTCCTCGCAATGTCCGACGTGAAGGTGAGACCGAGTTCCGTCCGGAGATAGTCCGTATCGTCCTTAGCGTGTTCTAGGGCGAGGCCAAACCGGTGGAGTGTCTCCGGATCCGCCTGGTCCTGAAATGCCGCCATCGCCCTCGTGAGTTTGTCGATGTTCCTTGCCACGTCGGCATTGGTGATGATATTGAATTCGTCCTTAAGGAAAGTGAGCGGCTCCTCAAGTGCTATTAGCGCATCGTGCAGTTTCTGAAGTGACTCCTCCGTTGGCTGGTCCGCGTAAATCTTCAGGGCCTTCGTGATGTCGGCGATCTTTTCGGCAACATCGGATTTGAACTCGATGTGCAGTTTCGTCTTGAGTGCGAGGTCCGGGCCGAATGCCGTCGCGATCTTCGCCCCGGCCTTCATTCCCTCATCGCCCGCCTTGCCGAATCCCGCCTTGAGGAGGTCCAGGGCCGCGAGGATCGCGTCGAAACCCTGGACGACATCCGAGGCCTTCTCGATATTCTCATCGGCCCCCTTTTTCAATGCCTCCGATGCGCCGCGGGCTCCCTCTGCCATGCCTTTGAAGAATGTCTTCCACTTTCCGCTCAGGCCCTCATCGGGGCCGAATTTTGAGAGTTTCTCGTAGATCGGGGCGAGAACATCCTGCGTCCAGGCTAGACCCGTCCCAATCCCGGCCTTGATCATCGGGACAACGAGCATCAGGCCCTCAACCGCCCGGACCATCAATTTGAACGCCCCGATGAATACCTGGGCCGTCGCGACCGCCCAATCTTTTAATTGGCCCGATGCGGCGAATTCGTCGATCTTGCCGCGGAGGAAGACCAGGGCGTCAACGGCGGCCCGGCCGAACTCATTGACGACCGGGATGATTGCGTTTGCGATCGAATTTCTTATTCCATCGAACGCCCCATGCAGGTCAATGAGAGTATGACTGAGTTCATGGGCGGCGGCCGCTGTTTTCGTAGTAAAAACGACGCCCAGTTTCGCGGCGAGTTCCGCCTCTTCCCTGAGACCCTCGGAGCCGAGATTCAGGAACGGGATTAACTCGGTCCCGGACCGACCGAATATCTTGATCGCCAGGGCCGACTTCTCAGCCCCATCAGCCATCCCAGCAAACCGGTCGGCCAATGTAAGGAGCATATCGTTGACCGGTGGGAGTTGGTCGCCCCAGCTGGCCGTTGAGATTCCGAGTTCCTGAAAGTTGGTCCTGGCCAGTCCGATCCCACGACTCGCATCCAGCATATTGCGCGAGAGGAACCGGAGGCCGATCGCCAACCCCTCCAGCGAGGATCCCGCCTTCTCGGTCGCCAGCCGATAGCTCGAGAGGATTTCCACCGAGATACCGGTCTTCTGCGATAGTTCAAAGAGCTGGTCCCCGGCCTCGGCGGTCTTCTTGACCATCAGGGCCAAGGCGCCGGCCGCGGCGATCCCGGCGATGGCCGCCATCTTGCCGATCTGAATAAACCCTTCGCCGATACCCCTTGTAATCCCGGCGAGCGAGCCCTGGCTTCTTTGGATATCGCGGATGGAGTTGTCCCACCCGGTCTTGTCCATCAGGAGTTTCGCGACGATAGAGCCGGCTACGAATCCGCCAACTTCGCTCATTTTATCCTCCTGATCTTTCTACCAACCTTCCGGTTATCCGGCGGCCTTTTCCCGCCCGCCTTTCGCCTCAACCGGGCCTCTCGTTTCCGTTCTTTTGCACGCGCAATTAGATCCGCGTTCTCGAGGTCTGCTGTCTCCGCCTTCTCAGCAGCCTCTTCCCCCATCGCCTCAACGCTCAACTCATCCATCACCATTCTAATTGTCGCTGCGCTCTGGTACGGCAGAAGGGTAGCGTTGTAGGCCGACATCATGCGAGCAACGCTCTTCAGCTTCGCCGTCGACGCCCAGAAAACTATGTCCCGGACGTCCATCGCCAGGAGCTCGCGGAACGAGAACAGGCCAGGGAATTCCCCGGCGACCAGGGCTATGACTTGGCCCCTGGCCCGGACCCGTTTTTTTCTTCAAGTCCCGCGCTGATCGATTTCTCGACCAGGACCGTGATGAGGTCCTTGATCTTCCCGATCGGCACATTCAGCAGAGGCGCGACATCGCCATCGATGAGGTTCTCAAGTGCCTCGCGGATCGCCTTCGCGGACCCGGCCGCCAGGCCCTCCTGCAGGTTCTGGATCCGCTCGAGCGAGCTGAGTGTGATCTGCCTGATCCTGAGAAGTTGGCCGTCGATCTCGATCTCATTCGGCTCGAAAAGCGTCGCCCTCGTATCCAACTTCAGCACGACGGTCATGGTAGACCCGGTCGCGCCGCGTCAGATACCGAACTCGGTTGAGCCGGAGGCCATTCCGATCTGCCCGAATTCGCCGTCCTCGCCGCTTTCCTGGGAGACGAAGACCTTGAATGTGACCGGGAAGATCCTCTGCGTGTCCTTGTCGAAGGTCAGGTCGAGGCCGGCGACCGGATAGGTCTTGTAGAGCTCAATCCAGGTCGCGGGGTCCGCCGAGACGACGTTCCCGCAGAGCGGCTTGATGACCAGCACTTTCGCCAGCGAGTAGAGCGAGCATCCGATCTGGTTGATGATGGGGATGATGTTTCCGCTCGCCGGGGTGTTGAGGATGAGGGCCAGCTGGGCCACGCTCAACCTGGTCAACGGCACGGAGATCTCGAAGGTCGATCCGGTTAGAACGGCGTCAACCGCCGCGTCGCCGGCCTGGTCCTCGTTGATGTCCGATGCCTTTGAGGCCATCGCCAGTTTTACCGCGCCCAGGGTCTTCCCCAGGTAGGCGGCTCCCGACTCCCCGTAGCCCCAGACTAGTTCGCAGGGGCCTTTGTCAAACATTGGACTTACGGGCATTTTGCCCTCCTTAATGGATTAGATGGAGCCGGACTCTAAGCAAGAGCCCTCCTCCATCCTGAAAATAAAATTAGACTTGATTTCCATTTAGATATCAGACATAATGGTCTTGGAGTAATTAAAAAAATGGCACATCAAAATCCGCCTTCTCGAAAGGGAACCCATCATTCCGAGGCATCTAAAAAATTGATGAGCGAAATGCAAAAGGCGAGATTCCAACGCAAAGAAGATCACCCGCGATTCGGTACAAAACATTCCGAAGCCACTAAAAAGAAAATGAGCGAATCTCACAAAAGAACCTACGCCTCTGGCCTGACGCATCCGATGCTTGGAAAACGTCATTCCGTTGAGGCCAAAAAGAAAATGAGAGCCAGCCGGATTGGAAGATTTGCGGGGCCAAATAATCCACGGTGGAAGGGTGGAATTTGGCATCACGCGAAAGGATATGTTTTCATTTATTCTCCGCATCATCCCTTTGTGGACAAACGTGGATATGTGCCAGAACACCGATTGGTCGTGGAGAAGATTCTCAAGCGATTCCTTAATCCAAAGGAAGTTGTCCATCATATCAACGGAGATACGGCGGATAATCGTCCGGAAAATCTGCATCTGTTCAAAAATAATGGAGCGCATACTAAATTCCACTCCCGCTCTGCGCGCAAGACCCTTCCTCAAGTCGGAAGATATAATTTGTAGAGAATAGGTGTCTCCTATTTTCATCCTCGCCAAGATAGCCGGGGGCCGCAATGGCCTCCACGGTCATCGCCAGGTAATCCGGTCCGGACCCGTCAATCCGGGGTAGGTTCCAGTTGTTCGTCCCGTGAAGTGCGTCGAATACGGCATAGGCGTCCTCGCGAGCCTCGTAGTAGGTCGGAGCCCGGCAGAGTGCCTGAATCGAGACGTCGATCATATCCGGGCAGTAGAAGTTCGTCGCGCCGCCCGTCTCGGAGATCCGGACGCACCGCTCGGGCTTGTCCTGGGCCCAATGGCCGGCCTGGAGCTTCGCGCCGATCGCGAACCCGGTTAAGGCCTCGATGAGCGTACAAATTTCGCGGAACATCACTTCCCTCCGAGCAGTTTCCCAAGGTAGTCGCCGATGATCCGGATATATTTATCTCTGAACATCGGGATCTTCATCTCGAGGTATTTACAGCCGGAACCCGGCAACGTCCAGTTGATCCTCGAATCCTCGGCTGGCGTGAGTTCGTGCCAACGGGCCGCATAGACAATGTTGAACCCAGCCAGGACCCCCGTCCCCTCCGGGGCATCGGCCGGCCGCTCCGTTCTCGCTGACCCTCGGAGATGGCCCTCGCGGAATGGGGCATAGGGCATGACATAAATTGCGTCATGGAGAAGTTCATTCCCGGCCCGGAAAAGAGCCTTATCGATTTCCGGCGGCACGGATTTCTCTACAAGGGTCTTGAATCCCTTGTCGAAGTCCGTAAAGTCGATCGTCATGCTCATAATTTCACCTACGCGAGGTATACCTCGTAGTGAGGATGAGAGAAATCTTTCGGCCTCCGAATGTCGATGATGGCCCGGTCGAACGGCTGGTCAAGGAGCACGATTCGGTCCTCATGCAGGAGTTCACGGCCCAGATAGGCGGCCCGCTCGATTTTGTGCGGTAGATAGACCATCGCCGAGGAGATGACGTTTTCGCCCTGGAGGTTTCGGACGAGTTGGGTCTTCCAGACGATGTATCCCTTTACATCGACCATCGACCCGGATACCGGCTCACCCCAGGAATCGTCCCCGTTCCAGGCGATGATGGTCATCGGATCGACGCAATACGCGTTTATATAACCCACGTTAATTCCTTTGTCCCTTGACATTTATAGGCATTAATCATATAATGGGGGCGGAGGATAAAATGAATCCAGGAACATACGAGAGAACGCCCGCGATCAGGGAAAAACAAAGAAAGGCGATGGCTGGGAAGATCGTTGATAATCGCGGACTCTATCTTCGAACCCCGGAGGTTCGAGAAAAGCAGCGGTTGTCCATGTTGGGCCAAGGTCTCGGCAAAAAGCGCCCCGGCCACAGTCGCAGAATGACTGGCGAGGGGAATCCGAATTGGGGAAAAAAGAGAACGGCCGAGGCCCGCAAAAAGCAAAGCCTCACGAGATTGAAAAAGACGAAAGGCTTTTCTTATACGGTCAACGGATACGTTCAACTCCCCGCCTTCGATCATCCCCGCGCTCAGGCCGGTCGCATGCTTGAACATCGACTCGTGGTGGAGAGGATGCTCGGCCGTTATCTCTCTCCCCGAGAAGAGGTGCATCACAGAAACAGGGTTAAAGATGACAACCGACCGGAAAATCTCATGGCATTTATCAATCATTCCGCCCATCGCCTTTTTGAATTGGGCAAGCCAGTAAAGCCTGGGGATATTATTTTTGACGGGAGAACCTGCCGCACCTAATATCATGCTCATCGTTAATCCCCTCGGGCCGCAATCGCTTCCTCCGAGGTCGGCAAAAGGCTGTGTTCACAATTTGGGTGCCAAGGAGGATCATCATCAAGCATCGGGTAATCGGGATTCATCCCCGAAATTGAATAGACCTGCCCCTCATACGGCTTGCAGATATCGCAAATCGTCCCATGATCGGATACCTCAACTAAGTCATTCTCGTATTCATGGCAGAGATCAAGCGTCGCCGCAGTCTGGGCCTCGCGCAGGGCCGTCCGGGCCACCAGGTCGGCGTATTTCTTCATATGATACATCCGGCCCCCGATCTCAATGAATTGGTCATCCTGGACCAGGCTATAGAGATAATCTCGGACCTGCCCGGAGAGCGTTCCACGGCCAAGTTCCTTCTTCACAGCGTCGTTCGCCATCTTGTTGATGTCGCCCTCAGTATCGGAGAACTTATATTCCTGGACCTGGGCCGTCTTGACCGCCTTCGAAGCGATGGCCAAGACAGCAAGATAGCGGTCTACCGTTATATGAATCGAGTTGTTCGCCCGAAGAAGAATGACCATGAGATCATCCGTGATCCTGCGCCGCTTGTCGTCCCAGGTCTTGCGCCTCGGTTTCCGGCCGAGGATCTGGAGCGAGGTCTTCGCGGTCCGAGCCGACTTCACATAGGCCTTCCCGATGGCCTCCGTGGTCCACCGATCGGTGGCAACATTCAGAGTTCTCACCATCTCGCCCGCCTTTGCCCGCGCCCCCGCGGCCTGCACGTCCGAGTAGTTTGCCGGGTCGATGGCGAGCAGGACTCGCCGGAGTTCGCGCCCGGTCGCGCCGTAGATCCCCTGAAGCCGCTGTATATCATTCATTCGCCCTAGAACTTGCCGACCTTCGCCTTCGCCGACTTATTTTCGTTCCGCCCGATATCGACGATCCCGAACTCGTTGTAGTCTACGAGCCACGGATAAAGGAGGGCCTGGACGGCCGCCGGGACCGGGAGGTCGTCGAGCCGGTTCGGGTCGTACCATTCCTTGACGATCTCAGCCTTGATGACCCCCTGGGCCTCAAGACCCTTCCTCCGGTCCTCATCCTCGAGGTGGACGCAAAGATAGTAGGCCTCCTCGGCCTGGGCCTTTGTCAGGATTACGAGGTCGGCCGCGGTTGCCTGCGCATAGGTTGGGAGCGTCCATCGCGGGTCGTAGTAAAGCCGGTTATAGGCCTGGAGGAGCACCTTGTCCTTGTACGGTATCCCGGAGCCGCTCCCGAGGCCATCCCAGCACTCAGTCTCAAGCCGCTCATCCGTGAAGTAGTCATTCGCCTCGGTCACGTCAACGAACCATCCTATCGGCATGGTCGCCTCCTGTTTCCAATCACAACAGCCCCCTAAGTTTCAAGGCCGCCTCCGCGAATCGGCCCCCGCTTCCATCCCGCGCGATCCTCAATATCTCGAAGAATGTCTCCGAGTCGAGCCGCCAGAAGGCGTCCAGAAACGCAACGAGTGCGGACTTCCTCTTGAGATCCTCCGGGTGGAGCGGCGTGTTTTTCTCGGCGATCGCCCAGAGGCCCTCGACCATCGCCCGCGCTGAATCAGATGCCTGCATTCAACTTCCCCTCGCATATCCGTAGACCTTGAGGAACAGCGCATCGATCTGCGCCTCAATCTGCGCCCGCTGGCTTGGCGTCAGGCCGCCGTTCCGTTCAATCAAAATATTCCGCACCAACTCCAGATAATCTGGAGTGGGGTCATGGTATTGTATCGCCCCCATTGACGGATGGGCGGGGTCGACGGGGAGACCATAAAAGTCGGTAGTCAATCCGTCTATGTGGACGCCCGCACTCTTGCAGGGGGATTCGGGCAGGAGCATGAACCCCATAGAGTCGTAAGTGCCGGCGGGCACGACGCTTATCGGCTGCCTCGACGATTGCTGGGCGGAGATAAAGACGGACGCAAGCACGGCCAGCAGGAAGATCCTGATCCTGCGCAACTTTTTTCTCCTCTTCCTGTCCTTCCGTGCCTGCGTTTTTGTCATCCCGCTCCGGCTATTATGGAATCATCCTCGACATCGACATCGTCGACATTTCGCCGAGTGCGTTCCATACCGTCAGGTTAACGTTGTAATTCCCGGCGGCTGCGAACGTGTGGGTCGGGTTCTGGAGGGCAGAAGTGGCCGTCCCATCGCCAAAGTCCCAGAGCCATCTCACGGCTCCGCCAGTCGAGGTGTCCGTAAACTGGCAGACCTGGCCGACAGCCGGGTTCTTCGGACTCCAGGTGAAGTTAGCAACCAGGGCCGGAGCGACTGTAAGTGATTGCGGGGACGAAGTGTTCGCCCCGTTGGCGTTCGTGACCTTGAGCGTCACGACCCACGTCCCGGCCGCAAACTTGTGACTCGCAGCCTGGGTCGCGGCGGTAGTGCCATCGCCGAACGTCCAGAGCCAGGTCGTGGGGGCCCCGACCGAGGTGTCCGTGAAAACGACCGTCGTGTCGGCGTCGATAAAGGCCGGCGAATAGCTGAACGAGGCCTTCAGGGCTGCGACGACCGTGATGGTCTGCATGGACGTTTTCTGTGAACCGTCTGCGCCAGTGATCGTCAGGGAGACCGGAAAAACTCCAGGCCCGGCGAACGTCCCCTTTGGATTCTTCTCCGTGATCCCAGAGACCGTATTGATCGCCCAGGTCCAATGGGCGGGATTCCCCGTCGATTGATCGAGGAACTGTACGGTCTCGCCGACCATCGGCGTTTTCGGCGTCCAGGTAAAGGCCGCCCTGAGTGCCGAGGGGTTCGGGCAGGCGATCATGACCGCGACGGCCAGGAGGGCCAGAAGGATGAGTTTCTTTTTCATAGTTTTCTCCTTTGCTATTTAATTCCGTAATTCTCTCTAGGCGAGTACGCCAGGACGATGGACAGTCCGCCCGGATAGGCGAGATGGGTCCGGGAGTTCTCGCTTCGCGATCCCATCCGATGGACTCTCGACGGACTCTCCGGCATCGCCCTCTTGATCGCCGACAAGAGGTTCGGCTCCGCCTGAATGCGCGAATCGAAATACCGGACCATCATGGCGGAGGTTTCCGGGCTATATTTCGTTTCGATCATGTTCCCGAAGATCTCGAACACGTATTTCTCAATGCTGATCGCACGTAGAAGATTGTCGAGGTTTTTCTTATTCAAATTCATAACGGCCTCCTTCGCCTTGCCCTGGTCTATCATTCCCCTCTCCGCGGATTAAGGACGATATGGAAGAAGAATTCGCCCTTGTCGATATTCACCTCAAGCCCCTTGAGGAGTCGGCTTATGCTCTCGTCGTCGTAGATCCGTAGGTGGCCCGGATCGTGAGCATCCCGGCATGGAGTCGTGAGAACAAGGCGCATCCGGGTCATCCGAACCAGGGCCGCTACGAACGCGGCGTCATCCTCGACGTGCTCAATCACCTCGGAGCAGATGACCGTGTCGAACTTGAAGTCCGGACCAGCCGCACTGATCTCCGGCAAATAGAAAAACGGAATGTCCGGAAAGAACTTTCGAGCCTCAAGCACAGTCTCTTCGCAGAAGTCCAGGCCAGTCCAGTCGCCCGGATGGAACTCGCGCATGATGTTGGTGGAGTGCCCGAGGGCGCAGCCGACATCGAGGAAGGTCTCCCCAACACATTGGTTGGCGCACCACTTCAGCCGGTCCTGGTGCTTTGGCCACATATTATGGGTCCATATCTTCTTGCCCCGCCAGTGTTTCAGGTATTCGGAAGCGTTCATCTTTTCCCTGCGTAGTTCTTGATATAATATTCCCGGTAGAAGTCCTGACGCTGACCGCGTAATTTCGGGTCCCGATACATAGCCGTCCCATCAATGGCCGCCATCGTATTCTTGAAACGTTTCGTCGCGACCACGTGCTTCGGCAGTTCCGGGTGGGCCTTCATCGCCAGCCAGAGGTCGTCGCAGTTTCGCGGGCATCCGCGGACATCGAACCCAAACACCTCCCGGGCGGCGAGCAGGACGACTCCGCAAAAGTCGACGCGGGTCGTCTCCTTGACTACGTCGCCCCGGAAAAAGGTCGTGTTCGCCCGATAGACGGGCCCCTGGAACGTGTGCCCGAGGGTGCCGATGATCCCGCCCTTATCCTTCCAGGCGGCGTACAGGTCCTCCAGGAACCCCGGCGACGGCAGCAGGTCGTCGTCAGCCAGGCAGACGAGATCACCCTCCGCGAGCAGGGCGAAGGCGTAATCCATCTTCGTCCCGAGGTCCCGGGGCAGGTTGAAAACGAGGAGCCGGCCGCCTTCGGCCTTTGCCTTGAACCTGCCGCCCCCGTCGAGCACCCATACCTCGTCGGCTGGTTGCGCGAGCCAGCCCCCGATAATGGCGTCGAGCGTGGCGTACCGGCAGTAGGTCGTGATGATAACGGAGATCTTCTTGCCGTCGATCATGGCACCATCTCCGGCGTGACTCCGAAAGGCTCGAGCGTCTTCGCGATTATCTCCTTCCCGAAGTAGAGGCGAACATCCGGATTTCTTTTTCTCAGGAGCTGCCTGTGCGCCTCGATCTTGGCCTCCGTGTCGAGTACCGGCCACGTCTCACCCCGCTTAAGAACACTGTGATTCCATCCGTTTTTGATGACGCAAACCCGGTTTCGGCTCAGCGCTGTCGCGGTGTGATCGCCGGCCCCGCCAACCCCCTGGGGGACGAAGTGCTGCGCCAGCATAAGCGGCCAGTTCTTGTATATCGATCTCGGGAGAATATGCGTGAAGAACGGGACCGAGGGCCGTGAATGATCGTTCGTGACATAGCGGTTGATGTAGTCCCAGACGATCCTCGTCTTCCAGGCAAGGACCTCGCGCTTGTTCGAGAACCGGACCCGCGACCGAACCTCGGCCAGACAATCCCGGTGGAAGAGGTCGT